ACACCTGCATGGCAGTGTTCCCCGTTGATCCCCATACGTTACCATATACAACAGAATTGCTCCCCATCACAAATACATTCCCATTAATCGTGAGTGCTTTCGTGGGATTTGTTGTATTAATACCAACTTGACCACCAGGTGCAATGCGCATTCTCTCAGTATTTTTAGTTTTGAAGCGGATGTTTTGATGGGTGATAGACGTACTGGCACCATACACTTCAATAGCGCTCACATTTGAAGAAATTGGCCCAGATTTGAGAATAAGTGGATTTACAAGACTATCACCACCATATCTGTCACTATGAACCGTTATATTAGATGTTGAACTAATAGATTGCGTTATGAGATTTGTTGTCACAGTGTTTCCAAAGATAGTGAGTGTATCTGCACTCGTGAGATTTGCGTATATCTTGGCACCAATAGATAATGTATCAGTGGGTGCCAAATTGGATATACCCGAGGGTGCTGCACCCGTCGTACGCAAAGCATTCATCTTCACATTACTGTTTATCACCACAGGTGTTAGCGTACCAGGTTCTATAGTAAGTAAATTTCCATTTACAATGATACCACCGGGTCCAACTTTCAGTCCACGTGTATATGTGTTACCGTTTACTTCTAAAACATTTGATCCTGTATCCTCAACAAAGAGGTTAGAACCCACACAGAGGTCGTGTGTTGGATATATGTTTGCTACACCCACTGCATTTGACGTATATATATCACCGAATACGTGAAGATTTGTACTTACCGAATTATCTACAGGGAATGTTGCATTTAGTGGACCACCGGTGGTTTGGAACAAAGCCATTTCCTTCCCTCTAGCACCAGTTCTAAAACCGTATGCAACATTTGACTCATCTTCATCGTGTGTAAATAACAACATAGCTTCTTTTGTACCATCGTTTCCTTCACCAAATGTGATAGTTGTATCCTCAACAAGAAGGTTAACGACACGTTCATATGTCGCCGTTTCAGCTATATAAAGATTACCATACAGTCGGGTGTTGCCATAAATATACATACCACCATCAACTGTAACATTACCTGTGATCACAGCTACGTTATTAGGAAACTCGGCGCTACCCCCATTCGCATCACTATCAGTTATTATTACATTTGAACCAAGACTTAATTTATCTGTTTTCATACCACCGCCTACTACTAGAATGTTAGATGACGTACCATCCATTATAAGATTTGACCCAAAAGTAAGTTGGCCGTTGATAATCACATTTGTAGCTACAAGGTTGCCATTGACTGTCATGAGATCGCTACCGGTTAAATCAACACTTACTTTTACATTTGCGTTCTCGTTAACCTGAAAAGCATTCGTTGGATTAGTTGTACCCACAGCGAGCTGATTATTGACGAATATACGATCCGCTGCACCAGAAGCTTTTAGATTCCATACAATAGCATCATCTTTATCAATAAAAAGTTTATCACCTACAGAAAACTGTTTCGTTGGTATCGTATTTGCCAGAGATAAACGACCCTTGATTCCATCATTTTCAATAAGCTTAATTTCATTTGCTTCAATTTCCCTAGTTAAAATACTGTTAACACCTGTAAGTGTTTCACTCTCAACGGGTTCTGCTTCTAGACTGGCAACATAGATTTGTTCAAACCTGGCCGTCCTTCCCATTTATACATTAGTTTCCGAATAAAATTCCAGCCAAACCATCTTTGATCCTGAGGACATTGTAATTTGTAGCGTATACATAAATATCTGTTTGGTCTCCTCTAAGATTACCCTTTTCTACACCACGTAATATGAGTTTGGCATTATCGAGCCTGCTAAAATTGCAAGTACCTGAAGGATTGTAGTCTGATGTATTTAGACCAAAGTGATATACAAAGTATCTGGTATACATGAGATCTTCCGTGTCAACTCTAAAGTCAATTACACCATATTTAGACTTGTAATAGTTTTGACATGTATGGAAGTATGTCGGACTCATATTCTCGAGAAGGGGTGTACCATTTATATGAATGTCAGCATTTTTAAACGTAAACCTATCATTCGTGGGATCAATACTAGTTGCACTAAATCCAAAGAAAAGAGACTTTACTGGATGATTTAGGGAACTCAAATCTAAATCATTGTACCCCCCTGATTCAATCCTGTTATCAACAACATTTGAAAGTGGGAAATCAAGACGCTGGGTTTGTGTAATTACAAAATCCATTTGTCTATTGACCATAGATTCTCTCTCTTCCTTGTCTAAATATATATAGTTTCCATACACATTGATTCTTTTCTGGGAATCACTATATCCAGATAAACTACTCTGATCAAAATTAATTTTAACTTCAACCTGGTGATGTGCAAGTGAAACGAGTGGTAAAAATGCTCCATTATCGCAAAAAAAGAAATGAAGTGGTTGAAAATTTCTATTCGATACACTCGTTTTATTTGTAAGTTCTTGTGATTTTGTCCAGGTTTCTGCGAGATAATTGGGCCATATATCAGCATAATAGTCGTAGTGTTGAGAATCTATCTTCTGACCTCCTATATAAAGATCAATCGTAGAGTTGTAAAGAAGATTCGAGGATACGTTAGAGTTCTTATCAACCCCCTCAAACCATAAACAATTTACGAGGTCACCTAAATTCGGTACCGTAAAAACTGGATCCCTATCCGTAATCGTTTTAATCAACTTGGGAGCTTGCGAAAAGTTTGTATGGCGAGTAAACTTCATACGAAAAAAAGAATGTCCTTCTTCACTGTTGAGGTAAACATCTTGCACACCTCTAGAAACAAGTTGAATTAATGCACCCGACATTTAATAGATGTTCAGATTATAAAAACAGACACTTTCCCTGAGGGAAGTCCTCCTTCTTTTCCTCAACTGGTTTACCATGTATTTTGAAACCACCTTGTCTATAGATCTTCATTCTCTTGAAATACATAGCAGTGAAGATAGACCATGGGTCATGAACGTCGTAGATGTGTGGGTTGTTCTTTTTACCATTTGTTTCTCTCATGATACGACCAATACTTTGTGTGATATCAGATTTGGGTGAGGCCAAAATAACTGTGTCTAGAGTTGGGATATCTAGACCCTCGTGGGCTTGACTGAACGTCGCGAAGATGATTTTCTTCTTTGAGGACTCTTGTAAAGCTGCCTCTTTCATACCACCCATGTAGAGACCAGAAGTCTTTGGGAAACATTGGTGAAGCATCTCACAATGTTGTCTACGATCACTTAGGAACAGCAATTGCCTCGTACCAGCTGAAGCTTTTTTCACAAGTTCTACCAGCATTTGATTCCTTTTCCGATCCTCAACAACTTCTGTGATCATATTGGGCATTGAAATCTTTCCATTTCTCATGGAGGGTGGTGGGTTCCTGTAGTTAAATGATTCAAATGTTATAGGGAACACTTCCACTTGTTCCTGATTCTTTCGCTCAACTGCAAAGAATGTGGGCCCCATGAACCAATGAAGTACTTTAGTGAGACCATCCTTCCTCTCTGGAGTTGCCGAGAGGCCGAATATATGCTTAGGGCACATTTTGAAAAGACTCTGACTGAATACCTTGGCACAAATATGATGCGCTTCATCAACTATTAAGGTTCCAATGGAGTCAAAATCACTGAAACTATATTCCTTTAGGGAGAGAGACTGAAGCATAGCGATTACAAAATCACAATTAACATCCTTCTTGTCTTGTTGAACTATACCAATCGTTGCACCTGGGCAAAATTGCTGAATACGTTCCTTCCACTGATCTGCAAGGAATTGTTTATGGACAACAATCATTGTACGATACCCCAACTTACAAGCTATAGCCAAGGATACCGTCGTTTTACCGTACCCACATGGTAAAGATAAGACACCATGACCTGCTTTAATTGCTGCTGCGAGTGCTTCATTTTGATGCGTTGCATCTCTGAGCTGTCCGACAAACTTTGCTTTTGAACGAGCTGGCTCAGGTCTCTTGTCTTGGGTAGGCTGCCCAATCTTAGCAGTTCCGTAGAATCTTGGAACGCAGACTCCATTCTTAGCTGCTCTGAAAACTTTGAAAGGCGGTGGAGGAAATCCATAATCTCCGTTGA